TGTTAGAATTTAAAGCCGCAATATCTCTCTGAGTTTGAATGCGGTTTTCTGCAATCCTAGTCTTATCTGCCAATGCAGCTTCAGAGACATCAATCCGTTGCTGCGAGGTAAGAACGTCATTCCGCTCTTTCTCACGCTCAAACTCTTGCTTCGCTTCAAACTCAGCTTCTTTGCGCTGCAAGTCAGCGGCTTTCAACTGAAGCTCTTGGTTCCTGATATCCACAAGTGGATCAGACTGCTCAGGTGGAGTAACCGCCTGCACAAGCTCCTCTGTAAGATCAGCAATGATTTGTGCTGCAAGAGAATCAATCTGAGGCTTAAACTGTTCCATAGGATCAGGAGCCTGACCTTGTTGACCTTGTGGTCCGCCCATCTGTCCTTGCTGTTGCATCATCTGAGCCTGTTGTTGGATCATCTGCATTTGCTCCGGTGGAATCTGAGACATAACTTCTTGCTGCGCCTGTGCTTCAGCCAGTAAACCAATATGCTCCTGAATGTGGCCTTGTAGAGCCATAATAGCCTGTTGGTTAAGCTGCATTGCAGGAGTAGACATAACGGCCATGTGAGCCTCTATGTGAGCCTCGTGGTCCTGTTCTGGGAACGCCTGTAAAGGAGCGCCCATCAAAGCGTTCTGGTTCTCCTTGGAAGGGTTCACAGGAGGTGGTGGAGGTGGTGGAGGTGGCAAGATGCCATCAATATTCGTCACGCCTAATGCTTCGTACATCTTGCGATACGCTTGATATAAACCCTGTGGTCCACCGTGTATCTGCGGATTGGACTGAACCAACTGCAACTCTGTTTGTGCCAAGGCAATGCGCTGGGACATAGAGAAGATGTTAGGATCAGAAACAGGCAGAACATCTACACGAGCGTCAAAGTCTTGCGCAAAGATTTCAGGACCCATCTGCATGTCTGCTGGATATGGATAAGCCTGCACAGTCTCAGAGAAAATCTTTGATAGAAGCTTAAATTCAATCCGCTGAGAATAATGCAACCGCTTGTGAATCGCGGACATAACCTTCGTGCCACGCTCCATGATAGCCATAGTTGTGCCAACAGGCGTGTCTCCGCTCATCTCGCCAACCTTCATGTCGGCCATTGATGCGAACCTACGTCCAGCATCAACAAGCGTCCCTAGAAGGTTATAGAGCGTCTGCGAAGGTTCCTTGAAAGGGAGGGGCATCAAGGAACCTTGCAGAGTGCCCCCAACTACATCAATATCGCGGAACTCACCCGGTTGAAGGGGAGAATCTTCATCGCGGATACGAGCACCACGGGCTTTAAAGCCTGCTGGTAGGTTGGAGAGCGTACCCGCATCTATAAGTTGACGCAGGATAGACGTAGAGGCTTGAGCTAAACCACCAATCATGTGAGTTAAGCCAAGCCCATAAAAACCTAGACCGGGCAAAAATTTATAATGTACAAAATATTGCTTCGCACGCTTCATTGGGTCCATAGGGTCATAATTCCTACGCACCGATAAAACATCTCCAGAATCAGCAATTACAGTTACGATATATGGAAGCTTCAAGCCTGTAGGCTCTCCGTCTTCGCCCATGTCCTCAAAACCCTCAATATCTAAAGATGTATGAACCTCATACAATGTAAGCTCTTCAGAAGGTCCAGAAGGATGAACGCCTTGGATGTCATCAATCGACTCCTCAACTTCACCCATAGAAGAATCGTCGCCCTCACCATCGCTGGGAAGGTCAATATCACGATAAAATCCTGCGAGTTGCAGCTTACGAATCTCGTTGGAATCCATAGAAAGACGATGCGTAATGCGAGGTGAAGACGCAAAGTCAGTCGCGCCGTAAGGAACGATGATGTCTTCTGCATGGATAAACTTACTAACAGCGCGACCCTTTAAAGGATCGAAGTAAACTTTCTTGAATGTGGAACCAATCACAGGGAGATAGAACAACATCTGATCCATCTCAGGATCGTATTCTTCCATTTCGTAGGTGATCATATAGTTCATATAATCTTTTACGCGCTCTGCTTGCTTCACAATCATTTCATTCTGAGCGCCAACAACCTGTGACCTAACAGGCCCAGTTGATGGTAACATCTCACGATATGCTTGAGCTTGAAACTGTGTAACGCTCTCAGCAAGTAACGGGTGGATAACGCCAGAAGAACCTTCAAACGGTTCGGAACGCTCCTCAGTCTTCATGCCAAGAAACTGAAGACCCTTCTTATAAGTGTCTTCCCAGTCTGAACGTGCAGAAAGGTCGTCTTCTATAGAGCCAACAAGGTTAGAGGAAATATCGTTTAAATCCCCTTCGTCCATAATATCAGCCAAGTTCCCCTCGAACTCGATTTCCTCTAAAGGCTCACCTTCTTCTTCGTACTCACCGACAATCACACTGCCATCATCAAGCTCAGTAACGCCGGGAACTTCAGGAAGAAGTTCAGGTAGCTCCATCATACGGGTGTTATCTTCAACCATTGGCTCTTCTGGAATCCCACCAGAGCCTAATCCTCGTTCAATCGCCATTAGAAAATATCCTTTTCGTTCCCCTCAAGTGGCTCGTAAATGTCAACATCGTCAAAGTCGGTAATAGGACCGCCTCTTTCAAACTGGTTGCAAACATTCTCAGCCGCACAGGTAAAGTCTAACTTTGTACAGTAACCGACTTTGGCATCTTCTTCCATGCCAATTCCGGTTTCAACACAATCTAACATAAGAGCACGAATGTCATAATACTCGCAAACACCACATTTTTCTTTACGCTTTTCTGAGGAACCGTATGAGTGGTCTTTAATGGCAGCTTCACGATTTTCATCGTTTACTTTGGATTCCTGAGTGGAAATGGGACAAAAGAACTCTTCTTCCATATCCATCTCATCCAAAATATCTTCATCAACAACTTGGTTGATACCGGACGTAAGCTCATCCATGTCTATGTTGATGACGATTTTAGCCATTACCTTACTCCAACAAACTTGGTTCCGCTAATAGCAGCGCCGCCGCCACGAGAGTGACCAGAGTTTTCCATATTAGTGGAAGGCGTTTCTTCTTTTGGCATTACTTCTTTAAGAACGCCATTCTTTTCGACATTGCCGCCATCGGCAAAATAACCCATTTTATTGCGAACGTCTTTAGGAAGTTTTTTAAGACCAACCTGACTTTTACTAGGATTTTTCATCATTTTATTCCTTTAAATGAGCCGCCACGGCCCTTCATAACTGCGCCGCCGTGCTTATAATTCTTAACAGCGCCGCCTTTGGCTTTGCCAGTAACAATTTTGCCCTGTTTGGGTTGAGTTGACTGTCCATAAGAACGTGCTTTAGGGGAATCTAATCCGTAGAGATCGCCCATACCTACATCAGCCGTAATTTTTTTGTTTAGTTCATTAATTTGTTTTTTTGCTTCAGCAGCACCACTTGCACCTCGTCCAGCAAATTTCTTTTTAATAGCGTCTCTTTCAGCGCGAAACTGCATTAATCGACGGTTATGTCTACTGTCATCTTTATCTTGAGGTGACTTTTCTATATCTACAAGTTTAAGTGCCATCATTTTATTCCTTTGTAATTGCCGCCACGGCCTTTCATGACGCAACCCATCTTAGGCTTTTTCTTCTTGCGAATAGCACCGCCGCCCTCATAACCCATAACCTTGCCGCCACGATTCATCATAGAAGGAGGTGGGAACGCTTTGCGTTCAGCAGCACCTTGTTCCATCTGCTGTCGCTTCATCATTTGCTCAAGAAACTGAATATCTTTATCAGAAAGAGTTTTGCCAGCTTCGCCAATACCTCGTGATCTGCCTCTGCCAGAATCGGACATGGTTTTACCAGATTCCATTAACATCTGTTCCCCCATTAAAGCATCAATCATTTTCCTATCAGCATCGGATATGGCTCCACCAGATCCGCCCATACCTTTAGGACGCATTCGTGGACGCATAGAAGTCTTAGGACCTCCGCCACCCAAAGCTTCCATCAATGCTCTTTCAATATCCTTATTAGCCATCATAGTCTCCTAGTAGTATTCGCGTTTCTGGCGGAAAAAAGCCGCGTCCTCATCATCGTCATAATCACTCGGAGTAGTAATAAAACCACCCTGTCTAAAACGTAGTATAGCCTGTGTCATCGAATCCGCCAAGTCATCATGTTCACCATTGGGAAAAGCAGCA